TCTACTGTGTTATCAGCAGGCACTGGCAATGCAGCAGGTGTAGCAATAGCGGAATTGGTTGTGTTAGCAGTTCCGTTTAGAGATACAGCGACTGTCATTACAGCAGCACTTGCAGGTGTTGCGATAAATGTACCCATAGTCATGGCTGCAACCACGGCTAGAGCGATCTTTTTAAATGAATTCATTTTTCTCCTTTTATATTCATTATTTATATTTTTATATTGTTTTAAGCCTATCCAAGTAGTTTTCAATCTCCTCTATTTGGCTAGGTTTATATTGTATCACGTTCTCAGGAAGCGTGTCAACTTTACGTGGCTTATCTTTAAATGTATGGACCTCAACTTCAAGGTTTGTGTCTTTGGGGGTATACGATATCGCCCCAAAAATAGCACCACACACAGCATCCGCTAGGTCTTTAGATAATTTTCGTGGATGATCTACATTTTTTCCATTTTTAGTTATTTTTAATTCTGTAAGTTCTTCAAATAAAAGTTCTATAGATGGCATAGCAAGACGTTCTTCATATACCAACATTGCCATATCTTCATATTGTTTTTTAGATACAGATACTGTATCGGTTTTTATTCCTACAGACTTAAGTTCATTTTGAATATCAAATGATTGCCACCTATCAAAAGTCACCATTCCTATATTAAATCCTAGTCTCCTAAGATTTTGTATCCATTGTTTAACCTCAGATAGATTAACTGGACCTTCAGTTTTTGGTTCCCACCAAGCAACTGCATCTACAACTACAACTGGAGATATTTCTTCATAATTTTTAATAACTTGAACGCTTACCCATTTATCTACGTGTGCAATAGCAACAGCACATTTGTCATGTCTTTGTGCAAGGTCAGCATGCACATAATAAACTTTATCTGGATCAGGCTTAAAACTTGTTTCAAATCTTCTAAACTGATCTAATGGATTTCTAATGGTCATACATGAACGAACTTTATCCGCCTGCTTAAAAAATGCATCAGACGCATAGGTAGGAACACAAGCAAAACGCATCATGGCATCGCCAAGATCTGTCATAAAAGCAATTTTAAAATCATCAACCTTTCTAGTTGGGTTAACCTCCCAAGTGGCTCTTTTTAATGCAAAGACTCCTGGGTATTTATAAGAACTTATCTCATCATAATCCCAAGATATTTCAAACCAATTATCTGGATCATCTTCTGGAAGCAATGGATTAATTATATATCTGTGTGTTTTTGTTATAGTTTCTTTTTCTGCAATTACTGCTTCATACCGTTCAGAAATATAGTCTCCATTATATCTAGGGAATGAAAGCAAAACAACCTTACCCAAATCAGGAAAACGAGAATCTACTGAGCCACGAAACGACTTGTAGATGTTTTCAGATGTCTTTCCCTGCTCATTGCCAGTTGCAACTTCAGATGCAAAACCAGAAATTTCATCAAGAACTGCAAGTAAAAGGTTTAACCCTTCATGCGATTCTCTTTCGGAATGTCCAGAATAAACCGTAATTGATTTGTTAAATCCCATTGAGTCTACCTTTGCTTCATATTTTCCAGCAAACCAGGGAGACTTTTCAATCTTTGTTTTAAAACCTTTAAAGAAAACATTCTTTGCCTGTTGTGCGTTAATGGCAACATTAATTAAATCTATCGCATCCCCACTTGGTTTTCCAAAATATCTTGCAGGATCTTTAAGACATAACAATTTATAGACAATATAAGCACAAGCAACAGTAGAGGTGAAGTCCTTTCCACTACCCTTTCCAAGTTGCAAAATAATTTCGTTCTTTGTATATTTTTCATAATATTCTTCTCCTTCTTTTTGCCCCATCAATTCTTGCAAATCTTCTTTACGATATATTTGACTCATGGCCTGAACAATGTCGTATTGTATATCAGACAATTTTGGCTGTCCTAAATAATCTGCAGACTCAACAAATGTTACTACGTCTACTGGAATTTCTTCAAAATGATTATCTTTTAACGCTTCAAGAAAATCATTAAACGTCGTGGACAATTGTAATTACCTCATCTTTTTTGGCAATATCAGAAAGCCTACGCATAATTTCGTCACGAACATCTGGATATTCTGAGGCTATGTCACGAAGAATAGCCATCAGTACGTCTTGTTTCTTTTCAATTTGCAACATTTCTTCTGCCAGTTCTTTGTTTTCAAGCAGCCCTGCCTTTTGAAGCATGTCAATTCTTTTGGACTCAATATCCATTACTAGTTTAATTGCTTGTGTTTTTGCGCCAAGATTATTGTTTAGTGATGCCTCGTCAATAACTTCGTATGACTTAGAAATCAGTTTATTGTAATGTGTATCAGCAATAGCCAATGCTTCTTTAGCACGAGCACGGATTGCGTCATTAGCGGAGGCCATGACCTTCCATTCGTTTATATGTTGGACAACACGACCTCTTGGGATTTCTAAATCTTTAGATATTTTTGTTGGATCATTACCCTTAAGATATTCACCAACGACAGTATTTAACTCATCAAGATGATTAATTAAGTCTTCTTCAGTTGACATTTTCATCCTTTGCTATCTTTAATAATACCAAATATCCAATTAAATCATCAATATCGTTATCTCCAACATATTCTGTACCACGCATAATCCTGCTTAATTTGTCATCAATACGAACATGCAACTGTTCTCTTGCGTCTGCCTTACTAAAAATACGAATAGGTTCTAATGCAGAGTTTCCATATGAAATGTTTTTTCTGATAAGCATGTGTGCAAGATTTAGGCAGGCATCAAGAATCTGTTTTCCAGCACTAGTGCCAACAGTAAGCAAATATAGATCGTTAAAATTAAAAACTTTTGAATCAGGGAATACTGGCTTTAGACTCATCTCTTTGACCTCCTTAATCCAAATTTAGCAAGATACACGTAAATAGTTTCCACGCTTACCCCGCATTCTTTTGCTATGGCCTCTGGAGATTTTTTATCAATATGATATCTCTTTTTAAGCCACAATTCGCTTGTGTATAGTTTAGCAGACATAATATTAATTGTCAACTCCTTTCATATACCGTTATCCTCCATATATTTCAATCTCTCTGTGTATGAGTCAAACGCAGGCCCACCTTCATTTTCCATGTTCATAATGTCATAATGATATGCATCCGAATCCTCTGTGACCCATTTAGAGGCATCCTCAACATCCCATTTACGATTAGAATTAATTAATCTATGAATCAATGGCTTACCAATCTTTGTAGTAAAAGATGGTTCCAATATAAATACACGGTTGTTAGGTTGAATCGCAAAGTTTCCGTCGTCTCTTTGAATAACATGACCACACTTATGTTGTCCAGGAGTTTCCGAATACCCATCATCTAAACTATTACCATCCCCACCGTACCAGTCAAGAGTAAATAAATATTTACCACTTATCTTAGTTTTAGTTCTATCAGTATAATACATCTTCAAATTTGTAAGCCCCGAAAATTTTGTGACGGTAACAAAAGGACTAAACGAATTCCACAATACTAAGTTATGTATATCTTCCTCTGGTACTCCAGGCTCAGTACAAAAAGCACTAACAGGCATTCTCCACCATAGTCCACCATCTTCCATCATAAAGTGAAATAGTGGGCTTCGGTTTGGTACGCTGGATACGCCAAATATTACACAAGGGAAATATTGCTCATGACTATCTTTTTGATTTCTTAAATAGTTTCCACGAACATAGCATTCAATAGGTGGGATGTTGGCGTTTAATTCTGGCATTATTGCACTGCCTTTTCCCAATTATTTATTGCCCAATGACCGATACCTGCTGAGTCTGCAACATCGTTGTCTGTTATTTTTTTATCATAAAAAATACCTAATAATTTTATTGTTCTTTGCTTTCTAAATTCTCTTTCGTATGCCTTATACCATGATAATGATTTACCTGGATTGGCAGATCTAATCTGCAATTGCTCTTCTTTAGTTAATTTTTTGTTACCTAAATACGATTGCCAAGTTATTGGAGATACTTTTCCAATAATTTTAAGATTAGACAAACCTGCGCCACCTATAATTGCTCCCTGTACAAGAGCAAGATCTGCTGCAGTTTTGGGGGAATTCATAAAAACCGTATGCTCAATAACAATAGCCTCAACTAAATTATAATAATCAAATAAGGCTTTTGTTTTTTTAGTAGCATCAATAACTTTAGTATAAATATCTTTGCCCTCAAACATGATCTTTCCGTGATCTGTTAATCTTTTATACGAGTATATGGTAAATGCTAAACTACTTGTGCTGGCATCAATTGCACAAATAACACCAGGCTGAGTAGACAACTCTGGCTTAAAATATCTATCTGTTTCTTTTGCTCTTGTCATTTGACAAATCCTTAATTTCCTTGATTGCTTTTTTTACATCTATTGGATTTATAGAACATCTTGTGCATAGCAAATCATCGTTATATATTGATAACCTAGATCCACAATCTCTACACATTCTATTTTTTCCTTTTCTTTTTTGTCTTTTTGTTTGTATGTATCTTTGTGCAATTTTTTCTTTAGTAGCAGTCTCTCTACATTGTTCTGAACAATATATTTGATATGAAACTATTGATTCAAAGTCATTGTCACACCATTTACAATTCTTCATCTTTTAGCAACTCCAGAGGTTTAATTTTAATTACCCCTGTCTCTGCTTCAGCGCATGCTTTTTGAATTGGACAAACCTTACATGTTTTAGAATTAGATCTATATGGCTTCTGTGGAAGTTCCTTATTTTTCCAACTCTCGTATACTTTTTTCATCCAATCAAATGCCTGGTCTACCCACCGACGGTAATGATCGTTTACTAATACTGGTAAAGTTAACAACTTATGATCATTTTTATTTTCATAAATTATAACACCCTTGCCAATTTTCCAAACCTTCATATACATTAATAACTGCATAAGATGAGCCAACTTGGGATTTCTAGTTCTCTTCTTATACTCAAATCCATCACTAGATATTACTTTAATTTCTCCAATGACACGTTCTTCGTTTATATTTAACATTACATCGCCATAACCATCAAATGGTGGATCTTCTGTTTTTACTCTAAACTCCATTGCTGGGTGTGTTTGTTTGTTATATTTTCTTTCTAGAGGATCAAACTCCATTGTTTCATCAAGAAGACCAGATGCTTTTATTGCTTCTTGAATTCTTTCATGACCCAAAGATCCATTAGTCCTATTTGCAACTCCATATGCGTCTGAATTGTCATAATGCACTGCTCCATCAAAAGCAAGATACCAGTATCTAGGACATTCTCCAGCACCATAAGTTAATGCAGATGCAGAAAAATTACTTTTTTTAGTAAACTTTGGTTTTGTTTTTGTCATATATCCAGAATTTATTTTGTCAATTATTCCGTCAACAAAACTTACATCTTCTTGTGATACATTTTTCTTTTTCTTTGGATCTCTTGTCATTACTTGTTGTAATAAATTTTTAGCCATGTCTTATTCCTTTGTTTAAATTAATTATATCAGATATCAGCGAATTATGTATTTTAGTGCAGATACTAGATTATTTATTGACTCTGCTGCAGTGTAATATATATTTTTTTTACTGCGGTTAGACTTATCCACGTTGGCCATCCAAGTGGCACGTAGTGCCATTTTAGATGCTATTGCCTGAAGTCTAACGATTTCTAAAGTGGCAACATTCATAGGAATGTCTGGCTTTAGTATTAGTTTTGCAATTACAGTAAGTGCTGTAGTCAGTTCTTCATCTTTCATGTACTCTGATATTTCTGAGAGTCCATTTATCATTTCTATTGTAGTTTGTTGTTGTTCCATTATCCCATCGATTCTGTTGATATTCCGTCTTGTAAACCATCTTTTGCCCACAAATTAAAAGCAGCCTGCATGTCTGTCCTTGCTTGTAATTTATCTAAATACTCTTTTCTTTTCTCTGGATATTTTTCTGGATCTATTGGATTTTCTTCCTTGGTAAATCTATAACTATTAATAGGACAATAATCCATACTAATAATTTCACAGAATTCTCCTTCTTTAAACTTCCGTTTTGGTCTCCAATGTATTTGATTTACTGCGCTAAATACTATGGTTTGTCCTGCTCCAAGAGTATACCTGGTAAAATTTTTAGTATCATTCCAGTTTCCAACATATAAATCCCACTCTATATTTGTATCTGGACAGTAATTAACTGTTACTAAATTTTCATCTGCATCTAAATGCGGTGGCAATGCTGGACTATTATCCCCATAGCCATACTTTAAGTTATAATCTATATAATTCCAATGACACAATGCTATGTCTTCTTTATACAATGGCTTTGCAATTTTGTCTAAAACTGCCTCGCAATCTTCTGGCATATCAAATTCAACTAAAACTCTTGACATATTCTTTGCTATCTTAGGCTGAAACCTACTCTTAAATGGAGATTTTCTAATATATCCGTCTTCTATTCTATCTCCTATAACAAAAGGTTCAAGTTTACGATTTTCTTGAATTAAATTCATTATCCTTTTCTTTTGATCTTCTGTAAATAAATTGTCTACATAAAAAGGCAATGGCTTATTATATTTGTCAAACCCAGTTAAATAATTATGAAGTTGAGCCATTTGTCCACCCCCCTGCATCAAAATATGCTTTACGATATTTATCAACTTTTTCATCCATAATTTTATTTAAGCCTTCTTCTTTTGGACCAGAGTTTGGATCTGAGAAGTGGCAAAAAACCATTTCTACAAAATTGCCGTCTTTAAACTCAGTTGGCTTTCTCCAATGTACTTGATGTGTTCCACTAAATGTTATTGCCTGGTTATCCTTTAATATAAATTCTTTGTCTGGTTCAACAAAAAGTGGCCAACTTATATTAGAACTTAACTGATAGTCAAAAGTAAATCTAGGCTCTTTAAAGGTTTCGTCATAATGAGGAAACAGTGATGGCTTGAAATGAAATTTGCCACAATTACTAGTGACATTTTCATACCTGGCAAAACAAAATTCTGTTAATACTAGATTGTCGTTGCCACTTACTCGCCTTGCTACTTTGGTAAATTTTTTAACAACTTCTATCTCTAGTTCAATGAATAAGTTTGCTTGACAATGTTCTTGAACAAAGTTGCCACCAGTGCTTCTAGAAATAGATTTTCTTACAGAATCTATTCCATCTTGATTTAATATATCATCTACTATTACATTATTTTCATTATGTTTCATTTTATGTCTCCGTTTCGGATCTAAGAAGTGTCATATATATATTATACCCTATCAATCAATGATTCTAATAGTTCAAATTCTAATATTGCTAATCTAGTTTTTTTGTTGCCCTCACCTAAAACAACAACTATCGCTGGATCATTATTGTTTTTAATAGCATCGGTAGTTACCTTAGCCCACACATCTTGATTTAATGTAAAAGATTTTTTATTTTCTTTAAAATCTACAGTAAAATTATTCCAAGTGGCGTCACCCTTTTTAATTCCACGTCCAGAATTTTTATGCTGCTTGGCACCAATTCTTTTGCTTTCACTTTTCTCTGTCATTTTTTTTCCTTGTTTTATATCCTACTTTAAATAATTGACTTTCAGATAAATGTTTGTCTGGACACATCCATGTGGAAATTCCAGTAGCCATATAAACACGTATAGTCTTTACTTCTTTTTTACAAGTTTTGCAAGGAAACTTGCCTTCATAAATACTATACCTTTCGGTCAACTTTATCCTTAATCATATTTTGTAGATCAAGATCCTTTCTTACTTTAGTAATAAATCCTTCTCTGCCTTGAACTTTTAAACCATCTGGCAGAAGATACCAGGCTCCTGTACGCTCTACAATTCCCATTAGTTCAGCAGTGTCAACAAGATCGGCAATAGAATCGACGCCCAAATTGCTGCCTTTAAAATAGAAATCATATTCTCCACTTTGAAAAGATGGAGATGTTTTTGAGAACTGCAACTCCCATCGAACTTTTCTACCAATCTTTTCTTCAATTGCTTTGTCGCCAACATACAACTTGCCCTTAATTGCTTGATTCTCTGATTCTGAAGAAAACAGTTTAATTACAGTAGATGAATAAAATTTTGTAGCCTGACCACCAGTTGGCTGTTGAATTGTATACATAGCATTAATATTATTTCTTGATTGACTAATTAAAAGTAATAAAGTTGGCTTAACTTTGTTGTTTGCATAATTAAGCATTTTCCATGCGTTACTAAAATCACGAGACTCTGCACCAATCTGTTTTGTATTTTCTAATTGCTTTAATTCTGTAGAATCTTTTTCAAAATAGATAGCAGGTAGTAAAGAAGTTATGGAATCTATTGCAATAATATCAACACCAGCCTCAATTAAACTTACTCCTGTTTCAACCATATCATTGATAGTTCTTGCCTGCGAAACTATTAGTTTAGATATGTCAACTCCCAACTTAGCAGCCCAATCTTTGTCATAGGACATTTCTGCATCAATCCAGGCACAGACTTTTCCCTCCGCCTGTGCATTGGCAATTGTTTGTAAGCATAATGATGACTTAGCGCTTGATTTACTGCCCCATACTAAGACTTGCCTGCCATAGGGAAATCCACCATTTAATGCACGATTAAGTCCGTGACTGGGTGTTACTGCGTATTCTGTCTTTGGCACCTCATCTCCAACCAAAATACTTTTACGAAGTTTAGGGTTTAACTGTGCTAATACATCTTCAATACTAACTGACATTTACATCCTCCAATATTACTGTCCCCTCTTTGGTCTTACCAAATTCAAATTTATACGCATTGCCTTCTTTAATATGCATATATGCTTTTGCAAAAGATGTAGGAAACACTGTTATTGAATGAAGGTCTCTCTTGGTATCTGCTAGGGTAAGTGAGGCCATCTTTTTCCCCTTCTTTGTTATTCTAGGTTTAAATGATACAACAAACATTTCATCATCTTTATATGGCAACATCTTGTAATTTAAAAACTTAACCAATGCTGCACTAGAACTTTTTATTTCATCCACAGGAACTGCAGACACAATCCTGTTATCACTACAAAGGACCAAATAAGAACGACCTGTCTCAATAGTCGTATTTTCATCATCAAATATACCGACAGACCCAGTTTTGTCCAAAATTTCAACTCTAGACCAACCCTTTCCCCTCTTAATTGATTTTACCATACCCAGAAAAATATAGCAACCCTTATCATCAAAATCTGATATCTCCTGAATAAAGGCATAGTAGTGAGAAGGAATGGTCATGTTAAATTCTGGAAGGTTTAAATACTCGTATAAATTTTCTCTCTTCTCTTCTTCGGTTTTAATATTATCTGAAAACTCTGCAGCACCAACTACATTTAGTGCTTGAAGTGCTCTGCTATTTACACCATTTCCCTTAGTAAAGGTGAACTTTTCAAGTTCTGCATAAGACTTAAAAGGTCGTGCCTGTATATATCGTTCTGCAATCTTATCAGAGATATATTTGATTGCCGTGAGTCCGATCCGAATACCCTTACCCTCAATTTTAAAATCAATATCCGATTCATTAATATGAGGTAGTTTAACCCTAATCCCCATTCTTTTCGCTTCAATAAGATATTCAGTTCGTGCATCTTTGTCCCCTTCGTTTTTTAGCACTGAGTACATAAACTCAAGTGGATAGTAATACTTTAGCCACGCCGTCCAATACGAGAGCGTAGAATAAGCAACCGCATGACTCTTGTTGAACGAATATCCCGCATGCTCTTCAAAATCATGCCATAGATCACGAGCAGTATTAGGACTAATGTACTTAGAAGCACCGCCAACAAACTTATCACGAAACGCATCTAATTCTCTTGCATCTTTTTTCTTACCAATAATTTTACGAACCTTATCAGCCTCAGACCAAGACATTCCCCCTAACTCAACGCAAGCCTGCATAACTTGCTCTTGGTATAGGATACACCCATATGTTTCTTCTGTGAATGGTTTCATTGTCTGATGTAAATAATTTACTGCCTGTTTACCACGCTTTCTTTCAATATAATCTTTTCCAATAGTGTTCATGGCGCCTGGACGAACAAGAGCGTTTGAAGCAGCAAGTTCTGCTAGATTTTTTACACCCATCTTAATGAGAAGGTTGGTGTATGGCGCTGCCTCACACTGAAATACTCCCTTTGTGTGTCCATCGGAAAGCATTTGATATACCTTTGGGTCAGACATATCAATACTCAAAAGATCAATATTCGTGCCCTCTCGTTTTTTAATTATTGTTACAGTATCTTTAATTACACTCAAAGTTTTAAGCCCTAATGCATCAATCTTAATAAGACCAATTTTTTCAGCCTCCTCCATGTCAACAGCAACTACAGGAATGCGTTCATCTGATCCTGGAGAGTTTCTTGTTTCCATAGGTGCATATCTAAAAATAGGATTCTTGCTAGTGACAACACCAGCAGCGTGAATACCAGTACCTCGAATGCGCCCACGAAGTTTTTCTCCGTACTCTTCTAACTCTGGATATTTTTCCCTAAACCATAGGGTGGTTTTAGAAGTGCAATAGTCGTCCCAAGTGTCAACCAACTTTAAAACCTTGTTTACATCTGATAAAGGAATGTTTAATACACGAGCAACATCTCGCACAACACCCTTATCTTTAAACTCTAAAAATGTTGCAATTGAAGCAACATGCTTGTACTGTCTTACAAGATAATCTTTAACCTCATCACGACGAGAATCTTGAATGTCTGTATCGATGTCTGGAAAATCGTTGCGCTCTGGATTAATAAATCGGAAGAACAAGAGTCCGTGCTTAATGGGATCAATCTCAGTAATGCCAAGAACGTAACAAAGCAAAGAACCAGCAGAAGAGCCACGGCCAGGGCCAATCAAAATATCTTCTTTTTTAGCCCACGAAATCATACTTTGAACTACAAGAAAGTATGGCCCAAACTTTTTATCTTTAATAACTTTAAGTTCTTCACTAAGTCTATCTAAATATTCTTTGTTTTTATTTAAACCTTTTTCTGTCAATCCTAGCATGGCAAGTTCTTCTAACTGCTTATCAGGATTTTTATATTGAACTGGAAGAAGATTTAGTCCATCTTTAATTTCATAATCTTCTATTTTATTTGCAAGTTCAACTGTGTTCTCATAAATGTCTGTTCTAAATATACCCTGCTTTTCCATAGCAGCCTGTATTTCTTCATATGACAACAAGTGAATATCAAGTTTATTAAATGACATTTGTCTGTCTGCGCCGTATAAGTAATCAAGGCGCTTCATTAAGTCCCCTTGCTTTTTAGACTTCTCGTATGTAGCGTCTTTCTGAATTTTATTTGAATAGGTATTAAGAATAAGTTTTAGTTCTTGAATTTCTTTTTGTGAGGGATCAACATGATGACAGTCTGGGGTTACTATTGATTTAATCTTAAACTCGTCTGCCAACTGTAATATTGTTTGATTAACACTCTCACTATTGTGTGGCATTACTTCAAGATAATAATCGTCGCCAAACTCTTCTTTAAACCATTTAATATATTTCTTTGCCATTCCCAATTCGCCAAGTTCTATTGATTTAGCAATAATTCCACTTGGACATGCAGACGATACTATGATTCCTTCTTTATATTTAGATAAAATATCAAAGTCAATTCGTGGCTTTTTGTAATAGCCCTCTGTCCACGCAATTTCATTTAACTTATTAAGGTTTTCTAACCCTGCCTGATTCTTGGCTAGAAGAATTATATGATTATAAACCATGTCTAATGGTGTAGTGCGATCTTCTTTATCTCTTCGATCAAAACGATCCTCACACATATAACCTTCTACGCCAAGAATAGGCTTAATGCCACTTGCTTTTGCAGTACGATACATTTCTCTGTGACCAGAAAGAGAGCCATGGTCTGTAATCGATATTGCAGGCATACCCAATTGTTTAGCACGATCTACATATTCAGACGGCAATCCAATACCATCGAATAGTGAAAAATGGGTATGTAAGTGTAGTGGTACGTAATTCATCTACTACCAGTCGATGTTTGTCGCTGATGTAGATGAAGGAGTGTCAAAGCCCAAATAGAATGCCTCTTGCTCTGCGTAAGGGACATGTCGTATTGCTCTTTCTAGTGGATACGGCTCAATACCTTCCCAATTAAATGGCTCCTTATCTGGAGCAGAAGGAATTAAAGTATAGGATGTTTCAGTTGCCTGACCATTACGCTTTAATTTCCATGTGAGATTTGAAATGCTACCTGTTTCAAGGGCATACTCACGAATAGTATTAAATGAAGATTGCCTGCTTACACCCATAGACCAGATAGCAACATAAGGCTTATCCTCAATGCCATCATCTACAAGTACGTTGCAATAGAAGCGAAGACGAGCCCGCCATCCGCTATTACCTTTTGGATCTTTTTCATACATCTCTTGAGCCCAATCACGCTCTTCTGTAGCCATGGTGTCTAAAGCCTTACGCCTATAGTCCTTTGGATTTGTGTGTTCTTTTACGACGAGTGCGACACCACGCTTTTCATTGTAATGTGCAGAATCATAATCTAGTTCTTCAATGAACCTAACCTTTACTGCTTGTCCATCGGCTAACTTAAGCCATTTAATCTTTGGACCACCTTCCTCTTTTTTTTCAAGCAAGGCATTTATATTTTTTAGTCCCTTAACGATACTCATAGTTTTCTCCTCTGTTTTTTATATTATATAATCGCAAATTATGTTTGTCAAATAGTTAGTTATATTTAGTTAAATATTCCTGTATCTCTACTCCTTTAAACTCTTTTGCTTCTTTATACAGTCTATCATATGCGCTCTTTGTTTGCAAATTAGAAACTGCATGTGATTTATTAAATTGTCCTGTGCCCACATAAGTGGTCATCCAAGACTGGTAGCCAAATGTTTTATTATTATTTTTTATAACAAACTCAGAAATATATGAGTTGTCTAATTCATCTAAAACATTTTTAGCATAATCTGGAATAATATTTTTATTTTTAAAATTTTTCCAGAAATCTGTATCGTCCCTGTCGGTTAAATAATGAATGTATATAAAACCTAAAATTTCTTTATTTTTTTCTAGTACTTTATTATTATATTTTTCTATTACAGAATAATCTTTTTCTGATATAAATTTATGCATAAAGTCGTCAGAAATAAATAGATTCATCATATAGATTGTTAACATAATTGACGTTCCATGCAATGGTTCAAAAAATCCAGATGCTAAACCAACAGATAAACAATTTTTAGCCCAGGGTTGCTTATAGTATCCTGGTTTAAAATCAAAATGATTTACTATTTTAACATCTTCTTTTTTAAATAATTCATATATTTCTTGCTCTGCTTGTTCTTTGTTTATATATGATGGATCATAAACATAGCCACATCCATATCTATGCTTAAGCGGTGTTTTCCAAACCCATCCGTATTTCATTGCAATTATTTCTGTACATAAAGAATAATCTTCATCTTGTGGCAAAAAGAATGCTAGTGCTTTTGTGCATGGCAAACTTTCAGATGTGTCAACCCACTCGGATTGTAAGTGTTTTCCAATAATTAGATTATTAAACCCTGTTGCATCAATGACAAAATCACAATCATAAAAACCTTTTTCTGTGTGAACTACACTAATTGCACCCTCAAATTCTCCAAAGTGTGTAAACACATCGTCAACAACTTTAATTCCTCTAAGTTCAGAATGTTTTCTAAAAAACTCAGCAAGTTTAATTGCATCAAGATGCCACCCAGCATAGGGCCAGGTAAGTGTATTTGACATTGTTGCCGACAAACCTTTATTTATATCATCAAGATTTTTATCATTTGACATTAATTCTATAGACGCAAGCCTAAACTGCTCTAATTCAAAATCTCTATTTTCACTGCTATCTGATATATAATTTGTTAATGGATGAAAGTATGATTTGTTTTTTTTAGACCATCCAATAAATCGTATACCATTTTTTAATGTTGCACCAGTATGTTCAATAAACTCATTTAATGGCAAATCTAACTCATCAAAAATATACCTAAAATTAGAAGTTGTTCCTTCTCCAGCACCAAGCACACCTATTTTAGAACTATCAATTATTGTAATATCAGAGTCAGTATATTTATGCTTAATAGTAAGTGCTGCCAAGTATCCAGCAGTACCGCCACCAATAACAACTATCTTCATAAAATTAAACCAAAATATTTAGCGATATAAGCAATAGCAAGAAAAGACCACAAAATATTAAACCAAATTAAAGTAGGAATTGTTTTTACGGTTGAAGACCAGATTAATCCCAGGCTTGACACTAGAGCAAAAACATAAAACCACCAAACACTTACATCAAACAAAAGACCTGGAAGTATAATTGCAGCCTTTGCTACAAAAGCAAAAAACTCTACAGTGTTAGCCCTAGTCCAATATTTTTTATGGCCCATTGTTTTTAATGCCTGTAGCCATTCCATGTGCGAATGTTTTTTTGTCATACCATCATTCCATTTATTTGATTTTGAAAACTTGAATCTAAATTAATTATATCATAATCTTCCATCTCTCCAATATCTTTATATTTAGAGTCTAAAGTTATTACAGATGCCAAAGATCCAACCCTATTCATTATTTTTTCTTTCATCTTTAATCCTGCCTCATCATTATCTGCTATCAGTGTAATATCGTTAAAATATTTCTTTAATAATTCTATTTGCTTTGAAGAAACGTTTGCGCCAAGGGTGGCTACTGCTGGAAGGCCAACTTGATCTAATCTAATTGCGTCAAATGAAGATTCAACAACATAAACCTTAGAAGCAGTTTTTACTCTGTTAAGATTAAACAATAACTTTGATTTTGGTAATTTTGGTGTATTTTTAAAGTCTTTGCCTTCTATAGATCTTGCCACAAATCCAACACACAGGCCTTCGTGATTGTGAACTGGAACAGATATCATGTCTTGTGTTTCAGAATATCCTAATTTAAACTTTAATACAGATTCTTTTGTAATTTTCCTTTTAGCAAAATAATCTTTTGCTCTTGTTGATGAAGTAGCCTGGTCATGTAATCTTTGTACTACAGACGTATCAAACTCTGTCCATTCTTCTTTTTCTACTAACCTAGAATTAACCTCAGACAAAATGTCTATATCAACTTCTTTACTTTTGATAAATCTAACAGATTCAAAATATGTTCTATTAGAAAAATGCATTACTATTTCTATTAGATCTGCGGTTCTGCCACAAGAAAAACAAAAAAACAATCCGCTATATTTATTTATTTCTCCAGCAGGGGTACGGTGATTTGAATGAAATGGACAAAATACAATGTACTCAGACTCTGCTTCTTTTTCTACTGTTACGCCAGACCCTGAGAGAACTCTTTTAACTTGACTGGGTGTGTATAAATCGCCTTGGTTCCGTCTATCCCTAATATCCATTCTGCCTTTTTTCTCCCTATATATATTCCGTATACGCTTAATTCAAATTCAAAATAATTTTTTTGTTCATTATATGATAGTGTAAACTCTGGATTAATGTCAAATCTTGGAGCATATCCAGATAGGCGCATTTCTGATACCAGTAACCTGATATACTCTTGTTGCAGTCTGTATATGGCCGAGTCATCAACTATGATTCCGTCCAGCCCAAACCGCTTTATCGCCTTGTGTGGAAATGTTTCCATGTGGCATATTATACTGACTTATCTTCATAATCCTTATACCTATAATATCCTTTGTCAAAATCAACCTGAACCAAGAACTCTCCCATAAAACCATGGCGATTCTTGCGAAATACGCATTCAATTACATCACTATTAGATGCTCTACCTAGTGCAAGAACCCAGTCAGCATCATAAGCAATCTGCCTTGACCATGCCGTTTGTCCAAGGGTGGGAACAATTTCAAGTTTTTTTACATCATCGGGGGTAGCAGATGAAATGGCAATAATAGGAACCTCTTCGCTAATAGCCATTAATTTAAGTTCACGAGACAGATTCTTCATTCGTACCGTTTCATTTTCAGACTTTTGGTTTGGAGACATTAACTGTAGATAATCGACAACAACAAAGTCTGGTTTATATTGATCTATCTTTCCACGAAGAACTACTGGGTTGATATCTCCGCCAGTATCGTTTGAAACAATATGAAACTCTGGCTTACCCTGAACATTTTTAGCATGCCAAGACTTAAGCATATCCATCTCAACCTGACCAGCACTTAGTTTTCTATGAGACCATACCCCTTCTCCCATGATTGCAAATACACGATTGCGAACTTCAACTTCAGACATTTCAAGACTTATGATCATCGGGCTACGACCCTGTTTCCAGGCCTGTACAGCAAAATAGAGAGACAACCACGACTTTCCTATGCCTGGGTATGCAAGAAAGACCCCCAACTGCCCTGGCATAATTCCAGCAGGTAAATAGTTATCAAATCCTGGAAGACCAGTTTTGATTCCAATTGCCCCCATTGCTTGCTGTTTTTTAAGATTTTCAAAATAGGCGATTGCAGAATCTAAATCTGTAACATCAATATCACGAATGGCTGCTGTGTTTTTTCTTAACTCTGCAGTTTTAGTAATTAAAGACTCAAGGGCATTCAGTCCTTGTCCACCTTGAACATCTGTAGCAGCAGATCTAATAATTTCTTTAAGACTATTTGTTAAATATTCTGCTTGCACTTCTTCAAGATGATGTTTGGTGGAACCTACACCACTGACTGGCTCAAAATCCCTAAACTTTTGTACAACCAATTCTGTTGGAGGTACAGTTGAGTTATGCTCGTAGTATCTTTTAATAAATTGCCATAGGTCTGTGTGTGTGGTTAAAATATTTTCTATATTGGCCTGCAACAATACGTGCGCTTGCTTGTCTTGCAGTAATGCAGAAATTAGTTTAGATTCTGCATTGTTCATCGAGACACCTTATACAATATTATCATCTGTATCACAATCACAACAAAAGTCCCAATGGTCCTAATTAATCCCATCTTATGGTTGTGCTCATCGCACCATCTTTCTAGGCGGTCTCTTTCTTCCATGACCTTCCCCTATTCACTCAACCACTCCTTAGCCTTTTTTCTACGCTCTGCACGTTCTTTTGTGTCTTTTGTATGTTGTTCTTTTGCTTCTAGTATATCATCTGCCATGTAAGCAAAATGACTCCATGTCGGATTAGGTACTACTTCAAAATAATACTCAAGTAACTCGTAGCAGGTGTCTAGTCCATATGAGTCAATAATTGCGTTAGCAGACCACTGCTCAACCCATTTGTTATATCTTGGCTTGTGTCCTAGTTTAAACGTGTAGTGTTTGTCAAACCGACTTAACAGAGCCAATCGCTTCTGCTTATCGGTCACATTAATTTCCTTCGTCTATTTCAACCTTTGCTTCTGCCACTTTTTCTGTTAGTTTGTCTTCAACAAACTTATACACACGCACAAATGCCTGATCTACAGTCTCTCCGTCACGTTTTGAATCTACTATACCCAAGTCTATTCTTAATGACTGGAAATTACCCAAATTCTGTGTATAGCCGAGCGTTACTGATACCCTTGTATCTTCCATCTTCATACCCTTCTACTATATTGATTCTGACCAAATTGGTATAAACCTACCGTCTTCAGTCTTGGTATATGTAAGTATACCATCCCCCATTCGGCGTGTCAACTCAGCCTTTGTTGGAGTTATATCATTTGTTATTAAATTATCTTTTCTTGGTCTTCCAATATGATATGTAGCCAGTATATCACGAATCTCTCTAACTTGCGATTCAGAATAATATGATCTAATCTGCCATGCACGTTTGCCATCTTTTTGTGCACCTATAGGATTTGGAATAATTCCACGTTTCATTAATGTAGGCATATATTTTCTATGTCTATTGACAAGATCTGCAGTTTCTGATACAGTATATGCTCTTTCTTTTTTATTTTTAAATTCTTTTGTTAAACAACTTTCAGTTTTATCTTTTGTTATATTATAAATTGACATAATGCCATTTGATCTGTTATAATGAATAACTCTAACTAAGTCTTTATTTAAAAACCAAATTTTTTTACTTCCTGTAATTACAGAGGAGAGGTTGTAGTCTTCGCTCGTTCTAATTCCTTTTTTAATAACCACGTGCCTTCCCCTGACTCAAGCGGTGGATGAAAAAATCTTCTTGATCCACAAATAAAACAATATATTTCTATATGAGATAAAGAGGTATAAACTCTGTCTATCATCATATATCTTGAACATTTTTTGCATTTAATCATTAATTAGGCATGCCGACGATAATTAAATTAACGCCAATAGATACATCTCCACTAGAATTAAAATTAACAATGCCGTCAACCTTAGATGTTGTAATGCTTTTTATTACAACTGAAACATTTTTGCCTGCTTCTGTACCGCCAATATTAATTGGAGTTGCAGTAACTATTGGAGCAAATTTAAAGTCTGCTGCAAAACTATAAGAAAATGGTTGCTGACTTCCTACGCTCTGATTTGAGCCTTTGACAACATCAGTATATCCTGCAATAATTCTAGTTTCAGAAGCCTTGGCATTTTGAGATACTGATCCAGGAACGTCTACCGTAACATATTTGTATATTGCTGGTGAGACCTGCAGCGATAATTCGTTAATTGCATTAGCAATTTGATAAATATAAGAAACGTCAAGCGGTTGACCTAATTCTGGTAATGGTATTTTTGCCATAATTCCTCCTGTCTAATTATATCAGACTGCCCTCATTTTCAAATAGAGTTGCGTCGTCAAATTTTTCCAATGGTATAGTTTTAGGCTGAACGGCAATATGAACGTATGTCTTAGTAACGTCATAAACTATAGAATGGTTTGTTTGAGATGTCTTTGTATAATATTCCCATCCAGCATTATTCCATTTTACGTATATAAAATATTCTTCAATATGTTGTTGAGGCTGCCACGCTAAATTAATAACACGATGATCTTTGTCTATAATAATACTATTAAGTATTTCTTCTGGAGTATCTTCTGCAATAATTTTATATACTGGAGACCAATGCGAAGTTCTATTTTTATCTTCAGAAATAAACCTATATCTCAAAACATATTTTTTATTTGCACCAAAAAATCCAGGTAATTTAGATTTTGGTATTATAACTTTTTTAATTCCAGCATCTGGAGTAGGCATTATTGCACATCCAATGCAAATCTAAACTCTATATAGTTTGTTGTGTTTGCAGCCTTAATCACAGTTTGTGCATTGTTATTTTTTAATACTGTATAGCCTGTAAGACCATATACTGGATTTGTTGTTGAAACATTTTCAAATCTAACTGCATCTAAACCAACATAAAAGTCACTAGATGGCCCATTTTTAATAACAGTTGTATATATTTTTACGACACTGACATTGTTCCATGTGAAACCAGTAGTTTTGTATAATTCTTGTAATTGTTTAGTTACTACATGATATCTGTTTGTTGAAAAATTATAATCTTGGTTTTTCATTATGACTTCAAATCTAGCAGACTCTCCACTTCCAACCGTGTTGGTTTCTGCAAATTCTAATAATATTCTTACTTCGTCGGGAACAATAGACGAATCTGGATCTTTATTTATGATGCTAAATGCCAATTTAATTTCATCAGTTGGTACATTTTTATTAAAATCTAAAGATGTTCCCAATAAGTGTAAATGATCAGATCCTGTATTTATTTTTAAATGATTATTTTCTACAGTTAGATTTGCCGAATCTCCTCTCATCATTACCATATTATTATAAAACCTTGCTCTTTCATACCTAGATGTTCTGCTAGAATCAGTAAATACAACATTGTCTGAGTTTGTTTGAAAGGCTTTATATGGTTGATTTATAACGTTATTTTCACCTAATGGTTCATATATTACTTCTAACTTGCTAGAAGTTGTTTGGTCGAAGTATTCCCAGTTTTCATTTACAGTAAAAGCAAACAAAGATCTAGAGTCATATGCTCCAGCAGATGGGTTTGCTCCAGCAGAATATATTCCAACTTCTGATATTTCATACCTCTCATCAGTTGGCAACTCTGCGGTTAAAACAATTTTTTCTACCCCTTCATCATTAACATAGCCTCTTGAAATAATAGGAACTCTAAACATTTCAAAGTCTAAACTTTTTTTATTTGAATAATCAGCAAATGGTTGATTAGTATTTAACGGCCTGGCGCCACAGCCTATTGCAATGTAGGATGCATAGGCAGGAGCCTGTCCTATAAGATATTTGGCTAAAATCCCTTTTCCAATGTTAGTAATCATATTTACACCACATATATTGTATCATCTAATACTACCCCTTCAGATATAATAGAAACCTCAACCTGTTCATCTTTAGCCAGGTTAATAACATTAATTATTAAGTTGCCAGTTTCTTGATCAATATATACTATAGAGCAGTTAGGTCCAGTTCCACATTCTGGTGTTTTGCTAGAAAAATTAATTGGAAATTGTTTAAAATAGTTTGAGTCTATATCCTGTAAGCCTAAAATATTTTGAGGATTATATTGAAAATATAGACTACTTAAATTTTTAATTGGTTGATATAGAATATTTTGTCCATTGACTAAATCTGATCTTGTTATATTAATTAATTCTTGACCACCTATATTTTCAAATATGAGATCTGTCATTATGGTGTCTGGTAATGTATCATTTTTAAATAAAATTAAATTTGATGTTGCAGGACTTACATCTTCATCGACTTTGCCGTTTGGATATAAAACAGTTGGATCGTCTGGTATTGCATTTAACCCACTTATATAATCACCATATTCTTTGAGTTGTGTGGCACTGGTTACTCTCTTTGCACTTCCTGTCTTCCAAGACATTTTTTCTTCATGTGTTGGTGCAACTGGATAATCATCATAAACTATTTTTCCATCTCCATTAAAATATACCATACTACACCTCGCTCAAATATAGTGTCATATTGGGTCCACCTATATCTTTTTGATAATCTATGTTGTAAACTACAAATTTTGATTTAGGAGAAACAACAACATCTAAATTATTTTCATTTTTATATTCTATATTTACTATATCTCCTAATTGTACAATAGGCAAATTAAATACTTTAAGTCCAATGCTTTTTCTTGGCTTCATGATTTTTTGTATAATCCAAGACATTAAATCTTTTGCGTCATCTTCAGACTGAATATATGGGGTCTCCATAGAAAACTCTTTTTTTCCATATGTTAGCCTGCTCGTTTTTATTTTATCAAAATCTTGTTGTGCTTTAATTGGAGAAACAATCAAGCCATCTTTACCAATTTCTGGATCAGAAAAATTACTATTTTTAGCAAAATAATTATCTACTGTTAATTCATTTTCTGATTGTTGTGTAAACGTTACTCCCTGTATTCTTAAATAGTTTCCACTAGTTTCATCTAAGTTAATTGCAGTATCTGTAGCATTAAATATTAAAAATTCTGCTCCATATGATCCAGCCCTAAATCCAGAAACTGTATATCCCTTAATTCTATTGAAGGTGGGAGATAGTTGTGCATATAGTGCTGGAAATGCTTTATCATATCTAACTTTTAAATATGCTGCTTCTCTCATTATACTTCCAAATTCCTCAAAATAAATATTAAATTTAGGTGGCTGACTTGGACTTATTCCAGAAAGATAAGTAGACTGTATAATGCCAGACATAGAATATTTTCTAAATGACTCATTAGCATTAATTTCATTATCTTCAAATGCTGCTGATACTGGAGTGTCTAATGCAAAGACAGTATTTTGACTGTAGTTATTGGTTAATGCATATATATTTTCAAACATACATTTTGATCCGCCACGAACAAATAAAGCCATGTTGTTATAAACTGGTGTTGGTGCTTCATCATCTACGATGCTTACTATTTGATTGTTAATATATAAGTAGAACCTTCTAATAGAACCTATGTCTTGATATTCTACTGCTAAATCATATACGGTAGAATTCTTTTCGCCCGTCAGTCTTGATAGACCAACAAAGTTACCTTCATCAACAATTATGTTTGTAATTCCGCCCCATAATTTTATAGGTATTGCTTTATGTTCTGGGTCAGATAAAACTTTATAGAAAATTACATTATGAAGATTTTCTGTAGCAGTTGAATACTCACTAACATTTTTTTCTGTTAATGATATTATTTCAAAATAATATCCAACATTGGTGTTTGGATTTAAGAGAACAGCAATTCCTCCAGATCCGCCAGATATATTAAGACTTTGATTTGGTTGTGATCCCTGAAGGACATAGTATGGCGTAGGATTTAATGGTGTCTGTCCACGTGTTTCACTTGTTTCAATTTTACCAATAATTCTCATCCTTGTTCCAAAATGCTTATATCTATTGTCTAATGCTTTATATTGATATGATAAGAAGTTAAGTGGCGTTTCTGTATTTGGAAATGAAGGTCCAGACATAACCAATGCCGATGATTGAACAGATCCAGTTTGTGTTGATTTTATAGTATTGTTTTGTGTTTCTTTTGTAAAAGATGTAGATAAAAAGTTTTTAATAATTCCAGTTCTTTTATTTTCTTTAGATCTTATGTTGTTTACTCCAGCCTCGCCATCACTTAAAGTTATTGCTTCACTTATATCTTTAACTAATTCCTCCTTAGTCTTGGCAATATGTTCTAATCCAAACAAATATTTGCTCTCCATATCCATTCCACGAACATACAAATCATTACTCCAATAAGGATCTAGTCCAGCCTTATGAGAAAGTACTGGAGTTCCAAACTGACCTCTTCCATGTCTAGAAACGCTACCGTTTTTCATAACGGTTATTCCATTTATCTCTTCATATTTTGGCTCAGAATAAATACGAACTAATCCAGTAGGATATATCTTTCCATTAAATGTAAGTTTAGACATATAGTTTTGATATTCTTGATTACTGCTAATCCAAACATTTCCAATAGCACCAACATTAGTTGTTGTAAAACTAATCTTTCCATTATTATCTTGTGTTGTAATTACTTTTTCTGCGCCAGGAATGTTGTATTGTAATGCATCAAATCTTATAATCTCTCCATTGGCGTAAAAATATCCAGCGTGTCTTCCTAACCAGTATACGGCTTCACCAAGATCAATTGTGTTATTTGTTATTTGATTTCCTACAACAACTGGTTCATTATTTGATAAATTAGAGTTTAATGGAATAGCAGATAGGCTATATCCCGATTGACTTTGAACCTGCCCATTTATTGACCTTAATGGATTTTCACCAGTTACCTCCCATAAAAGTGCTGGTTTATATATCCAGTTTTTTGCTGCAGCCTCATTATCTATCATTGACGCTTGCTTAATTGTTCCGTATGATCTTTGAATATATCTTGATTTATAATTAATCCTTCCGTCATTAAAAACATTTTTATCACTAGACGCTATGTCTATAATATTAGTTAGTTTAATATTTTTATTTTTATTTCTTATTTCATTGTTTTTAATAAAATCATTTGATCCATAAAAAGTAAATTGCACATCTCTTTCAGAATTTGAAGGAAGCATATAATTTTTGCTCATCATAACAAAATTATTATATTCATCAAAGAACATTGCTGTTTGTGTAGATAATGCTAAGTCATTCAAAACTTCCGCTACCGTCTTGTCTGGACCAATATAAAAGAATGGAATTATTAATTCTTTTTCTCCAGTAACTCTTTTAAAGGTATAATTAGAAAACCCTACTGAATCCAAAAGTAAAGATACTGCATAACTTAAAGATACGTTAGTAACAAGCATTTCTGGTGCAAGAATTGATTCAAAATAAAAATATAAATCTCTTAATTCTAAAGTTACTTTTTTATCGTTTGGATTATATTTTGGAAACGAATCACAATATAATGTTTTTATTGGAACCATATAGTCATATCCGTTAACATCAACTACAATATCATAAAATTTTAATTGCATATTATTAGACAAATATTTATAGATAATGCTATTAATATTATTTTCATTAAAGGCATCATCATAGTCAAATATAGACAATGATCCAACTGATGCTAAAAGTTGTCCTACTGGCATACCGCTACTACCTAAATCAGATGCTGATTTTTTAACTGAAAAACTAGTTACTTTATCTGAAATATCTGCAACTAGTCTTGGAGACATTTCTATTAAGTCAAATGTAGAATTAACCTTATTCATTGCATCAACTACAACCCTTATGCCTTTTATGTTTTCAAACTCTCTATAAACTTTTCTATTGTCTGTATTTGATTTAAATGATATAGGATTTGTTAAATCTGTTACAAAATTAGTTAGTCTTGTTACTGTTTCTTCTTCTAAGTACCAACCATAGGACGGCGTAAATGTTTCCCATCCATCGTCAAACCAAATATGATAAGTTCCTAAGTCATCATCATTATTTTTAATTAAATAAGCGTAACCAGTAATAGACTCTTTTGGCAAAAAAGATTCATTGTGGTATTCTTCTGCACGAATAAATACATCTTTATATTTTGCTGGAACCTTTAATCCGTATGCAAGTTCTACATATCCATCATGCTTTATAATTGATGTTCCGTCAGTTCTTCTAGAGTTAGCATCAAACTTAATTGCATCAACCCACTCATTTTGTTTTAAGTATTGAATTTTCCATTGAACTGGTGTTGTTTTATTAGAATCTCCATACAGAGAATCTGAAAAAGATCCAGCCTTTCCAGAAAAAGGACCTAGATCCACTGAACCAACATTTGTTTGCATTTTAATTACTATTCTATTTGTTGGTATTGGATCTGAATAAACAACAAAGGGACATGCATCATCTATAAAATATTGACCACCTATTTGCTTATTTGCTATTCCAAAAACAGAACCAGCCTCAGTTCTATATGATGTCCAATATTTAAAATTATCATTTTTATCTGCCATATAGTATCTAGGTCTATTTGACATGTTTATATTAGAGTGATGAGTTTTTTTACCTGGAATATAACATGCTTTATTTATACCAGATCTTGGTCTAAATTTTTTAAAACAATCTTCTAATGAATACAACATTTTATTTTTTGTATTTTGTGCTAACAAAAACCATGGCTGTTCATTATCTTCTGGATCAATTCCTCCATCGATTTTTATATCGGCATCTGTACCACCTGTATAAAAATTTCCTACATCATTTACATCAAAGGTATTTGGAATAAGTTTATATTTTTCAGAGTTAGAAAGTGTTGGTCTATATCTGTAATTACCAATTCTAAAAATGTTATTAGCAATATTCATATTCCACTCTACAATAATTGCAGATTGTGTTTTAATTGTATTTGAAGACTCAAGATGAGTTTTTAATTCTTCGTTTTGAAACATTATACTTCTTCCAATGTAACATCTATATTCCACAAATCAAAATTAGTTCCGCCTCTTTTAACTACAGAATAACTAAAGTCTGTAAAATACATTTGTATTAATTGACTGTATTGAGGCAAGTGTGCATATGAATTATTATCAATGAGTCCATTGTCATTTTTAAAGTTTTTATAATTATCATATGATAAATAAACCCAAAAGGGGCCCTGATGACTTTCGTACCAGTCTAAAATTTCTACTCCACCAGCGCCTCCGTCAGTTGTAAATTCTAAATTATTATCATTAATATGTGGAGATTTTCCAGTTGTGAGATTAAATTCTGGTGTTTGAAAATAAGATCTAGAAGGAAGCATTTCCCATGATGTGGTTATTTGTAGTTTATCCGCTATATGATAAGACCTCATTCTACCATTTATCATCCTTTCACGTTTTTCAATTCTGGTAGGTTTAAAATTAATTTCTCCTCTATTGTCATCAGATAAAATTAAAAATTGGTCATACAAGTCTGTATTTGTTTCACTACCCACATCTTGTCCAATTTCCAAACCATTAGGGACATATATTTTATTTCCTCCAGGACTTGACTCTACAAGAGTTCCAGAATTTTCAGACCACAACATTCCTTGAGGCCTTTGATATCTTCTTCTACCAGTTATATAACTTGCTGTAGCCATTATCCTGCAACACTCCTAAGTCTCTTAGAATCTACCTGACGAATTTGAGTCATTACTGCTCTTGCAATTTCATCAGGATTTGCATCAGATCTTACATTAACTGCAACACTATAATTATACACTGAAGAATCAGAAACATCTCCATTATTCATGGCTCTCATTTTATCAACACCATAATTTTGAACAGCATATCTACTCATAACAAATTCACCTGGTGTTAGCATTGAAGGAATTACATCAGTTCCTATTACTGACCCACCCACCGCATATCTCTTTATTAGTCCTCCAGATGCTTTTCCACTGGGCCAATTAGCAAACTGACTTGCAGCAATGGCATTGCCACCAAACTTCTTGATGTCTGCTGCAGCCTTTGCTTTTGCTGCTGCGTCTGCCTTCTTTTTAGCGTTGGCTGCTTTTACTTCTGCAGTAAATGCTGCTGCCGAAGCAGCCTTTTGTGCTGGGGTATTTGTTAATTCATCTAAATGGGCATAGGCGCCTCCACCCATTTTTTTAATATTTGCATTAATAATTTCTTTTGAAAATGCATTTGCTCGATCTTTCATATTGAATAAATCTTGTACATGTAATCCAGCAGTTTGTCCAGCATTCTTAGTAATGTTTGCTACTGTGACGGCGTTGGCGATTCTTGCTAGGTCTTGTCTGTGTAAATCAGCAACAGATCCACCACTATTAACATCTTTAACTATTGTGACGTCATCTTTTGTTCCATTAGACTTTGTTGCATTTCCATCACCTGTTTTTGGTTTTGTATTTGAGTCTGGA